CCTTAAGGTACTACAGCAATTCATAACTCTTTCGCTATGGATTTTTGTGACGAGAAGGTCCCCTCCTGGGGGAAAGCTATCGTCGATGCCGGCTGTCCTGCAGCACGGTCTTTGGATAAAGCTCTTCGTAGAGCAGTCGGGATCATCTCTCTGGAGTTCAGGACTCCAGATGATCCTCGTCCCCCCGTTGGGGGTGACTGTTCTAGCCTAAGGGCCTGGTGGAATGAGTGGACGACTGTATGCCTGGAACGGCATATCAATCAGGGTAGACGATACCATAGGCTTGGCATGATGGTAAAGTCGTGTAAGAGACTGTTCGATGTCTCTTGCGAGCCTTGTGACAGTAAGTTGTCAATGGAGGCTCGTCGGAAGTGGGATGCACACGTCGCCTTGGACGTGCCCACGGAAGCGGGCCCCTCGCAGTCAGATCTCAGTGAACTTTCTCGGAAAGTGAGAGAAATGATTTGCGGGTGGGATCGGAGGTTGAAGGAGAGGAGAGACAGTGGGGAGGAACCTGTCCTGGGCGAGTACGTCCCTGACCAGCAGGGATGTTATGAGACTGAACGGAAGTTTGGCGGTACGCTTGCAACTGGTGTTTCTGATTACTCCGGTGATTGGAGCCTGTTGCGTAGGGGCGTGGCCAAACAGAAGGGAAAGTTTAGGGTTGTGACCATGCAATCCGCGGAAGTTAAGCGCGTCTTGACTCCTGTTCATAACTCCCTCTACGATCACATCACCTCCTTTGGGTGGTGTGTCCGTGGGGACGTACGAAAAGAGGATTTTGAGTCGGTCAGATCGGACCTCCGTGGCGGGGAGTTGTTTATCAGTGGGGACTACCAGAGTGCTACTGATAACATTTACCTGGCCGCGGTCGACGTCATGGTTGACGAGATCTCAAGATCACCCTTGCTCACCGGTTTGGAGCGGGATGTGTTGCTCGGCAGCTTCCGAGACCTTAGGTGGAGAAGCCGATCGGGTGTCGTTCACCCGATCAAGAGGGGTCAGATGATGGGAAACTTGATCAGTTTTCCTCTTCTGTGCCTGCTCAATAAGGCTTGCTTCGATATCGCTTGCGATATCCGTGACCGAAGTGATCGGAGTCGTGTTGGCCGGTTTAATGGCGATGATTGCATGTTCTGCGGTGATGACGCATTCTTTCGGGAATGGTCGTCTGTCACTGCTAGGTACGGTTTCATCGTCAACCGAGAGAAAACGGGACGTTCGCGTCGTTGGCTTGAGCTGAACTCTCAAGTTTACGACGGTGCTAGACACAGCCTTGTGTCTAAGCCAGTCCTCGGTTTCCTTCGGCCCGGTCGGCAGGAGCCCGGCTCCATGTTGTGCGCCGTCACGCGCGGAGTATCTAGTTTTTCACGGGGTCATAGGCTTATGATTGTGAATCTGCTTAGATACGAAATCTCCCTTCGGGGAGTGCTAGAGGATCTCGGTTCTCTGGGGCCGTGGTGGCGAGCGCAGCTCGCGAAGAAGCGGTGGTTTAGGGCGGCCGCCATGTTGGGCGGAGCTCAAGTGACCCGGAAAGGAGTGGCTCGGGGGGTAACAGTGCGTGTTGCCGCCCCCCCACGACCTCGTTTCTTTAGTTTTGTCTCCCGTGCTGCAGCCCGGCTGCAGCGAGACAATACAGAAAAGTGGATCGGAAAGAGAGTGGTGCCTCTTGAAGAGAAGCTTGATCGACGGACTTATCGTAAGTCCAATAAAGGAATGACTAGCCCATTGGCTCTTCGGAGATTTTCCTGGTGTGGTTTTAGGTGGGCCTTTGTTTGGCCTGTTGAATTGTACAAGGCGTACAATCATCTCCCCATTTTTGGGGCAACTAATTCCAAGTGGTATGATCACCACCCTTTCCTAACCAGACGCCCTTGCGTCGTGGAGGTTAAAGGTCCTAGGAAAGACTTCCCACCCCCGGTTTCCCTTCTCTACGGGGCCGACAATTTGCCTAACTTACTGTAGGCGGTCGGCCGGTTGTAGCTGGGAGACAGGTCTGTATGACTCCAGACCGGAGATTGATACCTCAGGATAGGTAATGTGCTTAGTGGGCTTCTGCCGGACGCCATATTACCAGAATATGAGGGGCATATGCCTTAAACAAGATTCCCACCGGTGTGGGATCCCTGAATGAAGGGACTAAATTCATGCTCACCCTAACAGGTAAAGTCAGAGGCGGTGTAAAGAGTCCAAGTGAGGGTGAGACGGGACTTGGTGTCCGCCAACTGTTAGCGTTTTGTCGCCAATGTGAAACCAGCCTGCTGGCTATGCCCGTGCGAACGGG